CCGATATCGTGTTCACCCTCCAAAACCAGGTGGGTACGCAGTATAATTACAGTAACGCTTCTGCTGGGCTCGTTGAGCCTGAACAGATTACGCTACAGTCGTTTTTGCGTCCTCTTGGTGCGAAGGGTACGGATCGATATATCCTTAAGGCATCTAAGACTTACGTCGAGGATACCACTGGGAATAATATCACGATCAGCGCCAAATTGGAGCTGGCCTATCCGCGAACTTCTGAGTCGGGCGCACTTACGTCCCTTAAGGACCAGGTCGCCTTCATCAAATCTATGCTCTCTTCAGCCAATATTACAGCCCTCGCCGCTGGTTCGCTCCCCACTGGGGACAACCACGTCGATGTCTTTAATCCGGCCTAGGATCGCATAGGCGATATCAGGTAATTCGACTGTGAGCCAATAGGACAAGGAGGAAACCCTTTTTATGGGAGACCTTAATTCTGTCCTTGAGCGCATCGTCGCACTCCGCACGTCAATTGTTGACGACGGAATCGCTAACGGTGTACCTTTCCATCCTAATGACCTTCATACTTTAGTTGAAAGGCTAAAGTCTGAAGGTACTAGCTTCGTCAAGGTTACTCTTCCCCTACTGGGAAAAGCCCTTGATAAAGCCCTCGTTTCGGGTGCCTTTTCTGGCATTCCGAGCTTTAGGCTTCAAAGGGAATCACGCCTACCTAGATTCTGTAATCATGTTTTCAATATGATTCTGAATCCGGATGGCACTCTCCGTTTGCGACCGCATCTTGGCTCCATATACTTTCTGAGTCAGTTTCTTCTTTTAGATAGCAAACTCATTACTGAGCCTACTATTCTTCAAGAAAATGTTGCCTTCAACGAGTTTGTTACGAGACAGGTTCTCCTTAGACAGAGACCTGTCCCTATTGGACATCCCGTTGTCGAGAGGGCTTCACGTCTTCTCACAGAAGTTCTTAAGGATCTAGATCTATCCAGCATTCCCCCAGGTCATGGACCTGGAGGCGTTGCTGAGAAGCTAGATCGTGCGGAACGTTGGGGGTTCTCCACCTGGCCCAAAAGGGCCGAGCGGATCTACCCTTATTCTGTATATGGTTCTCCTTCGTTCGTTGGAACCTGTGAGATGGGACCGCCCCGTATGGTTGATAAATCAATCACACGTTGCTGTCTCGTCCCTAAGGATTTCAAAGGACCTCGTCTGATCTCTGCTGAGAGCGCTGCAACGCAGTACTTGCAACAGGGGCAGATGAAACTGTTGATGGAACATATAGACAATCATTGGCTCTTATCACGATCTATTAAGTTACGGGATCAAACCCATAACCAAAGAATGTGTGTCGAGTCATATGAAAACGGTACCTGTACGTTAGATTTATCTAATGCTTCAGATAACGTGTCTGCCGTCCTCGTTTGGCACCTCTTGCGAGGTGTCCCGCGACTTCGGCGCCAATTATTCTCGACTAGGTCCCAACTGATTGAGTTGGGCAAGGAAAGAATTGTGTTGGCTTCGTTCTCTCCGATGGGATCAGCAGTATGCTTTCCCGTCGAAACACTCGTATTTTGGGCCTTAACATTGGCCTCGGTACGATTTGTACAGTCTCAGTGGGGGTATCAACCCCTGCCGAGTTTGAAGGAGACTGCATCCTGCATTGCCGTATTTGGTGACGATATTATCGTTCCCGAATATGCCCTGCAGACGCTTCGTGGCGCACTTATCGATGTCGGGTGTGAAGTGAATGAGTCTAAGACTTGTTCCTTAACGCCCTTCCGCGAATCATGTGGCATTGAAACGTTTAGTGGTGCTGATATTTCGATTATAAGAAATAAGAGGTACCACTATGACGCAGCAAGAAATATCGCCAACTACCCAGAACTACTTGATCTACAGAGGAAATTTTTCCTCCATGGTCTCGTACGTTCTGCTGCAC